AATAGTCAACTTCTGTCAGTGGTTGATGAGCTGCCTGATACTGATGAAATTGTACCAGTGTCAGAAGAAATTGGATGTGCTCACATTGATGGTGAGCCGGAGCGATCTTCGCAGATCACTTGTACCGATAACGGGGTTTCAGGATCCGAGCCTCCAGTCGACAGTGGTCAAGGACTGATAGTCGCGAGTAGTGATGATTTATCACCTGCTTGTGTACTTTCCGATTCCATTTCTGGGATCGATGACGGTGTTAGCCAAGCCGAAAGGCTCATTCCTTCTGATGCTATTCCAGAAGAAGCTGATGTTGCGATTGGTATTCCGGGTAATTCCGAAGTTCCGCAAGATCAAGGACTGGTAGTCGCAAGTAGTGAGATTTCATCTCCTACTAGCGTACTTTCCGATTCCATTTTTGGGATCGATGACGGTGTTAGTCAAGCCGAAAAGTCTATTCCTTCTGATGCAGTTCCAGAAGATGTTGAATTTGCGATTAGTATTCCGGTTAATTCCGATGTTCCGCAAGAAGTTTCTGAGATCGCCGGTGAGGTTTTTTCTCCTTCCGACGAAATCAATGAACCTGTGATCGTGCCCGCTTCTGTGCCTGAGCCCGTGAAGACTCTGTATAAAGGAAGTCCACCTTCTGTGGATTGGTTTACTCTTGTCGAAGCCGATGTTGAAAATGTTGCCGGTTTTGATAGGGTAATCAGTCGCAATGATTGGACAACTGGTTTGAAATTAGCCCCTAATATTCCATTTCCTACGGGCGATGATGTTGTTTTAGGTGGTATAAAAACAACCAGTCCGGGATTCATGCAAGATGCCATTAACGAGATGTTACCTTTGCACCATACTATCGACGATCGTTTGTACCAGGAAATCGTCGAAACTTCCGACATCTCGTTAGAATTGGACCGATGTTCCATCGATCTCTCACATGTTAGTTCGTGGGAGAAAGGTGATGGTTGGAATTCAGTTCTTGAAACAGGAATGACTACTACTAGAAAGTCCACTTTTCGTGAAGTGGCTTTATCTGTCAAGAAAAGAAATATGAATGTTCCAGCTCTGACCACAATTTGTGACATTGAGGACATGAGCAACAAAGTTGTGAACAAATTTTTTGACAGTGTAGTGGATGTAAACAAGATGGTTGGTTTGCCTGACGTCATTTTGCAGGGTGAAGTAGAGTGGTTTTCTGAGTACTTGAAAGGGAAAGCGGTCACTGAGGACCAATTTCTGGATCCAATTTGTCTAGTGTCTATGGATAAATACAGGCACATGATAAAGTCTCAATTGAAACCAGTCGAAGATAACTCACTAGCATATGAACGTCCTTTGGCTGCCACAATCACATATCATGACAAAGGCAGAGTCATGTCAACTTCTCCTGTTTTCTTGGCAGCGGCGACGAGGTTAATGTTGATGCTTTCTGATAAAGTGTCAATTCCGAGTGGAAAATTTCACCAATTGTTTTCGCTCGATGCTCCATCTTTTGATATGGTGAAGAGGTGGAAAGAAATCGATTTTTCAAAATTCGATAAATCTCAACAGGAACTGCACCATGAAATTCAGCGGAAGATATTCCTGAGGTTGGGTGTGCCTCAGAGTTTCGTTGATACTTGGTTTGGGTCTCATAAGGTATCTCATATATCTGATTCCACTGGTTTAAAATTTCGCACAGATTTCCAACGTCGAACCGGTGATGCATGCACATACCTTGGTAACACAATTGTGACTTTAAGTGTCCTGTGTTATGTGTATGATTTGATGGATCCAAACGTTATCATGGTTGTAGCTTCTGGTGATGATTCACTGATTGGTAGTTTTGAGGACCTGGATAGATCAAATGAACATTTATGTTCTACTTTGTTTAATTTTGAAGCAAAGTTCCCTCATAACCAGCCTTTCATATGCAGTAAGTTTTTACTTACTATGCCCACTCATTCGGGTGGAAGGAAAGTGGTTGCCGTACCAAATCCCCTGAAATTACTGATCAAACTCGGGAAGAAGAATCTTGATCCAAATCAATTTGATGATTGGTATACCAGTTGGTTGGACTTGATTCATTATTTTGACGATAATCACTTAATATCTGTGGTTGGACAGATGTGCGCTTACCGCTATATTCGGAAACCTAGTCAGTTTCTGGAAGGGGCGATGATGTCTTTCAAAAATCTCTTTTCTTCAAAAGCCAAGGTGAAGAAAGTCTTGTTTGCGATTCAAGACGAAGGGAAAAAGAAAGCGTCAGAACCTCAGCGACGTCCTTCTAAGAAGGATAGGGCCAGGGCAGCTGCATATGCAGAAACCATCAAGCCAGGGTCACTGAAGATCAAGACTAAATAAATCTCTCTTTTGAGAGTCAGACGAAGCTTTGCTTAT